CGGAACAGTTGTTTCTACAATAGTAGATCCAAATCCAGTCCAATTAATTTTAGCAATCCCATCAATATCAAAATCAATTGCTGCTTCATTTACAACTGCTAGAGTAACTTCATAATATTTCTGATTAGCATCCCCCACTTGGAATATAATACTTGCGGTACCTAAAGTGGACTTGTTAGACTGAGCAAAATCAATAGTCATTAAATTGGACGCAGAATTCCAAGTAAAATACTCTAATGGGTTGCTTACAGTGGAATCTGCTGACCAATCATAAGTAGTATTACTATAAGAAGCTGGTCCAGCTAATAATGCCCATAGAACTTCTTCTACAGCACGAGTTTCGCTAACCACATTACTTGCTTGTCCTGCTCCTGAACCTGCAGATGCGAAAGGACGCATATAAGTAGCAAAAGACCAATCTACTGGAGCTAAAGAATCATTAAACTTACGTTTACCTCTTCGACTTACTCCCGCAGTACTTTCCATTTCTGCTAGTACAATCTCACTTGCATTTGTTGCCTGTGAGAAACTAAGACCATCTAAAACTGGAATTTCCCAAATATCAGATCCAATCTTAATGAATACTTTAGTATCTCGTAAAAAATACAATTGTTGTGTCATAGTTACCTCCTATGAATAATCTTGAAAAATCATGGACGTGAACTTTTGTTCGTGCCACTATTTTTTCTAGTATTGAACCTCAATAAGTATTTCACCTACACCTAAAGGGTCTAAAACTCCTTCATCAGTGTTAATACTTACTATGGTAATTTGGTGTGCTCGCTGTGGGGCACCTAAATTGTTTAAATAGCTTAAATTAGAATTTTCTTCCAGTACAGTTTCTACATCTTCTAATAATTTATCTAATGCAACTACTGGATCCTCCTCATTTACATAACAAAGTATTCTTATGCTTAGAAATCTGTCTTTATATCCTCCACCTTGATAAATACGTGTTTCCGCTCCCGCAGTTAAAGAGATGGCAGGAAAATCTTCTATTTCATCCCAAAATTTTAATCTAGGCGTTACATTATTGAATAAGTTTGTAAGAAAATCTCCCGTTCCATCAATGGTTTTTAATAAATCTGATACAGCTATAGCAATATTTTGTCGCCTAGTTGAATATGTTCTTTCTATGCCCATTAAATTCTCTCAGTAAAAAATCTTCCTATTGCTAATTCCATTGCTATTTCTCTAATAGATTTTTCTATTAACCTTTTAGGATCTCTCTCGGGAGTATTCCAAGGAGCTCTTCCTAATGTGGGCTCAAATATCTGATACGGACGCCTCATATAAGTATACTTAATACTAGGGAATCCTTTAGGAGTTCTAGTAATTGCTGCTACTCTAACACTGTCTGAGAATCTGCCAGTTCGCCAAACTAGTGCAGGTAATCCCATATTTTTAGCCACAATATCTGGAAGACTTGCATTTAATAGCGTTCTCAACGTTATAAAACTTACGTCTGCGTCTTCTTTTTTAGATCTGCCCGATATAAACCTTCCTCTAGAGTCTCTTCGTTGTGCTAAATTGAAAGGTTTACCTTTGTGCGTTTTACTTTGTTTTTTCCTAGTTATCTTAGAAAGTTTCTTAGGTTTAGGAGTTACTTTAACTCCTTTAACTTTACGAAAAGGTTTTAGTAATTCAACTTCTGCCTTTTCTAAAACTTTTTCTTTAACAGATTTACTACCTTTTTTATCTACCCAATTTTGCTGTTTTGCCCAAGTTCTTAATTCTTTTTGTAGCGTAGGCCAAACATTTATCCAATCCTTATGTTCAGAACCCATAAAATTAGCAGATTTAGCTTTAATACTAAGCTTAACAGTCATTAAAGCTTTAATGAAAACACCTTTTGTAGTAGCTTGATCTATTATCTCAAAATCAGCAGTATAATCACCATACTTATTTTCTATTCTTGCATACTGTTTAGAACTAAAAAAATGTTTTATACTCCCTTCTCTGTCTAAAAAACTCAATGTATAAGCAAGTCTAGCAATACCAACTGTAGTATTTTTATGTAATCTTTGTATTCCTTGTGATACTGAAAGTTGCTGTTTGTCTGTTAAAGGAGCCCTGTCCTTCGCTGCTAAAGCACTTTGTATCACATCTATCCCAGCTAGTTTTAAAACTCTGAAAGGTGCCGCATTAGTCCTTGGTTGAGAAAAAACTATAGTATTTCTAGTCTTAGGTCTAACATGACTAGCAGCAGTTCGTTTACTTCTTAAATGCGCGTCTAATTCTCTAAAAGCTGCACTAGCCGCCTGTCTAAAAACTGGATCTTCTTCTTCAAAAGGACTAGCTAATCCTGGAAACTCTTTGTTGTGTTCTTTAATAAAAGCTTCTTTAAACGCCTCTATTAAATTATGTCTAGTTACAGTAACTTCCTGCATTGCTTTATCTACTATCGATCTAGCAAAAGCATCATTAGTAACTCTATAGGCTTCATCTAATAGCCTATTTACACTTGCAACTGACATTATATTTGTTTATGTAAGTCTAAAATACGTTTGATATGATCTGGGAATCCTATGTTTTTACGTAATGTACTACTTCCTTTATTAGTAATACTTGCATCCCCGAGAACTCTCTGCTCCTTATATTGGTCTTTAAAATAATAAGTAATTAAATCTATTACAGCTAATTTTAAATCTTCTGGTACACCAGTTGTATACCCAGCTTTATATACTATTCTAACCGCTCCTGGACCCAAAGGCCATTCCTTAAAACTAGATCCAGTTGTTCTAAAAATACTATCAGTAACTAAATCTAAATAATATTCATTACTTGCTGTAGTTAATACAGTATATGCAGAAGAATAACTACTGCGCTCTTCTACACTAGTTACTGAAATTACAGGACTTTCAGTCAGCTGTACTATATGAGAACTGTAATCTACATTAAAAACCTCTGTTTTATCGTTAGAAACAAAGTCTACGAAACTATTACCGCAATAAGTTTTTACCAACTGACTCACAGAAACTACTAGAGAAGCTTGTCTAGTATCATTAACCGTAGACGTAATCCCTTAAGAATCTTTATATTCCGCTAAACTAATTAAATCAGCCATTTGGTAAAAACTTGGGGGGGATAAGCTCCCCCAAGCTCCTATTTAACTTACGCTGTGAAAGTAATCTTCACTGAAGGCTCGGTTCCTGAACCGTCGCCTGCTAGTATTTCTTCAAAGCCTAATGCTTGTGATGCCACAATTATTTGACGTTGATTCATAACTTCGTAATCTCGCTCAACTAATACGCCACGTAGACGTGGTATAATGTAGTTATGAGTGTGAACTACAAATGCTGCAGCAACACCTGCTGCTTCTGTTGCGAACTCATCTGACACAATAACCGGTGTACCATAAACGGCTCCGAGAGATCCAACTACTCTAACTGCTAAGTCGCTGCCAACTTCATCTAGAGTTTGGAATTTCGCATCACTAAGTAAATCGTAATAGCTGTTCTGACTTACGATGTATGCTAGGTCTCCAGGATTAACACCATATTTACCCATCACTTGACGTGCTCCTAACAGAATATCTGCTGTCATGACAGCACTATCTCCGACTGCTATTGAAGTTGCATCCAAGTCAATCTGAACGCTATGATCTAAAGCAAATTGAGTTAATCCACTAATATTTGATGAACTCTTTTCATCACCTAAAATAATAGTACGTTCAACTGTGCGAGCATGAGCACGAGCAACACCATCAATCAGCATAGGCATAAGATTAATCAGAACTTGTTCGTCTACGTTATTATCCATATATGTACTAGATACTAAACGATATGCGTTCAAGATTACTTGTTTAGGTTGATATGTGTTATTTGATGCACCTCTATTTTCTAAGTTACCTGAGGTAGCATTGATAACCCAATCAGCTAATCCTGTATCTGGTTGAATTGGCAGAACTGTAGCTGCTCCATTTACTGGAAACTCTCTGAATAATTTAGCAACTTTCAAATTCACAGTGATTTCTTTTTCGATTCTATTTGACACTTCCTGATCGATATCAGGTGCGTTTGTAATATAGTCGATACCTGCTTTTTCTTGTAGTTCTTTGGCAAAATCGGTATCCATACCTTTACCTGTGATAACTCCAAGCATGTGAGCAGATAAGAAATCTTTACCCCATTTACCAATATCTTCTTTAGCTTCTTTACGACTAGTAAACACACGTCTTGAATCACGCATTTTTTCTAGTTCTTTTTCTTTTTCTTTAAGATCAGCTGCAAATTTAGCGACTTGATCCGCTATATCTACGTCTTTTTCTCCCATTTTTTCTGCAAAATCTGCTAATAGCTTTTCTGTATTAGTAGTAACCGCAGCAGATACCTCTGTATCAACTGCTAGTCTACGAGCTTTTGCAGCATCATCAACTTCTTTTTGACGCGCAACAGCTTTAGCAGTATCTTTAGCTAATTGCATTGCTACTTTAATAGCAGCCCCTTCAGCTGCTTTCTTAGCAATTTGTTCCATTTCGAGTTTTTGTGCCTCGTCCATTTTGATCTCCTTTTGAGCACCACTTGGTGCTCCATCCGGTGCGTTTCTAGCTATCTTAGAGGCTATAGCCTCTCTAGTAGCCAAAGACTGACCGGCTAGATCTTCACTATTGGTGAAAGTTTTTTTGAAATCTTCATACTCTTTATTAGAGTCAAAAGATTTCGCCAAGGAAAAAGTAGCGTCTTGATTCATAGGAACAGATACAACTGAAACCTCAAATAACTCAACGTCCTTAATCATTAATCCGCCAGTTTCTTCAATAAAATCAGCATCCTTGATCATGAAACCGACTGAAAAAGCCCCAAGAACACCATCTTTAATAAGACCCACAACATTATTTGTTGCGGCTCTACTAATCTTAGCCTCAATTTCGAGACCTTTTTTTGTTACAGCTAAATCTGTAGCTTTACCTATAGGGTTATCATGCTTATGATTAAATAAAACAATAGGATTTTTCTTAAAATTGTCTAAGCCTCCACGTTTCCAAGCCTCTGGAACAATTATATCCCCCATTCTATCCTCATCACTGGTACTAGCCATACCTTTTATTACTACACCTTCATCATCATCCTCATGAGCTGATTTAAACGCAGTAATAAGATTAAAAATTTTATCCATAAATTATTTAGTAGTCGCTCCTAGAGCCTTTAAAGGGTCTATAACTTTATTTTTTTCAAGTTCAATTTGACGCCATAAGTCTGGCATTGAACTTCTCATAAGATTTATTAACCTGCTCCAACTGCCAAAATGGCTAAGTATAATTCTAGAACGAACAGGAACTGAACCACAAGCTTCATACTCTCGCTTATTTAAAATACGTCCTTCTTCCAACATTTTCATACCTACAGATTGTAGTATTGCATTACGTTTTCTTAACGTAGTAGTCATTATATTTATTCCTCTGGTTCCGGAGGCTTTCCTCCTTCATCTGGATTTGCTGCACTTCCTGCTATATTCGCAGGAATCCTTAAATTACTGCTATCTTCTGTATTTAAAGGTTCGTATCCCAAACCTTCTCTACCCTCATCTGGAGTAATAAGACCTCCATTTGTTAAAGAAGTATAATAACTAGATTCATCTTTTAATTCTGGTTGTAATGCTGGAATACCTGTAACATCTTCCTTTAATTCAAATCCAAAAAATCTTTCAAATGCAAAATTAATTTTACGTACTATAGGTAAAATTGTTTCTAAATAATAAAGTCTTAAATTAGGTCTTATATTAGCATTATTACCAGAGTCTAAAAGAATTGGGGGAACTCCAAGTGCTTTCAAAATTATTTTTTCATTGTCAGTTATAGAATTTTGAAAATCTAAATCCTTGAAATTAACGTCAGACGTTTTATCAATCTCTAATCCACCATCTAGTATTATAGGATTACGTCCTCCAGTATTTGGTGCATACTTTGCAATCCAAGAAGCTAAATATCTTGCTTTTATTTTTTCTGATAAAGTATTTGGACTCTTTATTATTACATTTAAAACAGCTCCATTAGTAAAAAAACTGTCTTGAAAAGCCTTCATAGATAGTATTAAATTCATAGTTCTAAGAGCTGGTCTAAGTCTAGACGTACCTCTATAAATAGTAGCCATAGAATTTTCTTTAATATGAATTATTTCTTTAGGAGTAAAGCTTTCATCACTTCCATCAAAAACAAATTTTTCTATATAATTTCTAGAACTAGGAATTACTTCCATCTTACTAGCTGGGAAATGATATAAATGTGCCCCATCGAAATATACAAAAATATTTCCATCAACTATATAATCTAGGATTAAATTCCGTTTAAAGGAATTAATATCTTGAAACAAATTAGGTTCAAGGTTTAAAAGTTTATGTACTTTTTTTGCTCTTATCCCCGATATTATTTTTACCCCTGTAGTAGCTTTCCCTACCGTAGTTGGTATCTCTGCGGCGTCATCTACTATCATATTAACACCGCGATTTACAATTTCTATCTTTTCATATGATTGCTCATATTTAAACGTAGGTTCTTTGCTACTTTGAGTTTTTCCAGCATCATGATGCTGAAGAGGGTTTAGTTTCTCTAACCTACGTTCAAGAAACTTTTGGTACCAAGCCATAACTTAAAAGCACGGAATAGGTCGTGTCAATCTAGTATATAAAAACTCACCCGAACATTGCTCATGCAAGCACCAAGGTGTAACTATATCTTCTTCACCAAGTCTATTCAAGTCTAAAGAGTAGTTAAAACTAAAGATTAGTGCATCTTCTCCAATAAATTCGATACTTGCTACCCCAACTTCCTGTGATATAATTTCCCAAGGATCTTCAGAAAGTTTTACCACATCATGCACTGTAAATAATACAGTATCTCCTACAGGCCTAGGGCCTTGTAGTACAAACCATTCTTGTCCAAATGCTGAATGACTATAAAAATAGGCTAAAACTGTATCGTTTAGTACTTCTACGTTTGCGCCTTCTCCACTTCGTTCTTCGTCAAACCAACTGCCCGATTGGCAGTCAAAGACTGCAAATGCGGGAAAGCTAAATAAAAGTAGTACGATTGTTAATAATATTTTTTTCATGTTTCTCTCTTTGAATGTTGACCCATCGGGCCTGTTTTTTAGCTGTTCCCAAATTAGGGTTTTTCCCGTATATACTGTGCAATTTCATATGATGAATATGACACAAAGTTACAGCATGTTCATATAGTTCTGGAGAATGTTGTGCAATAAACACATCTCTCCATTCTAATATGTCTTCATCTTCTACCTTGTTTTTTAATCTCCAACGTTTAAGTAATAAAGTAAGTGTATAAAAATGATGAAAATCTAAATCATCGAATTCATTACAGATAAAACATTTATCGTCTTTTACGTACCCAGACTTTGCTCTATCTCGTATATATTTAATACAGTATCTTTTTAACTTAACCATTTACTTTTTTCCAGTATATAAAAATTATACTATAACCGATGTCCACAGTCAAGATTTATTTTTCTACCCTCAATTAAAATCCGGCCATTGTAGTAATAAATGAATATAAAGCATACCTTAAAGCATCGGACATATTTGAAGCACGATTATGTTTTGGTGTTTCTTTAATAAGATTAGGATTAGGATTCCATTGATATTGATCTAAAGCTGCTAATACTTCTACACACCTTTGATCTACTATTAATCTATTATTATCAATAATTGTAGCAACAAAAGCTATTCCATCTAAAATAGATTTCTTAGCATTTATAGTAGAAATATCATATTCCTGAGCAAGGTCAAACCGCATTTGTTGTGCAGCACTATCAACATAAATAAAATCTATATCATATTCATCTATAAGCTCTTGTAAAGATTCAGCATGTTTATCAGTTGTTTTTTCCGAATTTAAATATTCTGCTACACAGTAATATAACCTACTATCCCAATCATAAGCAATAACAGGGAAAGCAGTAGGATCTCTATACCCAACATCAAGTCCAGCAAAAACATCCATACCAGAAAGATCTAACTCACTAAGATCTGCTACACATTCCTCAAAATTAAAGTTCCAAATTTGACCTTCATAAGTATTGAAATCAGCCATATACTCTTGACGAAATTCTGCGTCAGACGTAGAGTTTCTAGCCTCATCAATATCTGCTTGAGACATTCTAGGATTCTCAAAATAATCAGAATGAATAGATACCCAATTAGGAAATTGGTCTAAAAATCCTCTTTCATAAAATTCAGCAAACCAATTATTTCGT